AGTTTTGGATACCCTACCGTGCTCCTGATGGTAAGACCCGTCGTTACTTTCCAGACTTTATCATCAAAGTAAAGGAGAATACAGGTAAACTTAAAACATATGTAATCGAAGTTAAACCTGCTAAACAAACCCGTCCACCTAAACCAAGAAAAAAAGTAACTCAATCTTACATCTATGAATGTAAAACCTATGCAGTTAACCAAGCAAAATGGAAAGCAGCATCGGAATGGTGTAAAGATAGGAAGATTGAGTTTAAGGTTGTCACCGAAAAAGAATTAGGTATCCACCATGGAAGATGAAGATTTTGGATTAGACGGAGAAGAACAAGAAGGTAATCGTATCGAAACATATCTTTCTGATCTGAATAACAGAACCAATGATCAAGAAGAAATGATGTTGGAGATCATGGAAGTTCTCAATGAAACTGTTACACCTGTACCAGATCCAGGAAACTTCTATACCTTTGTATATAATGCTAAAACTCCTGGTGAAACTTATGATCAACACCCATTAATTGCATGTATGGAGTTGTTTCCTTGGGGATTTCGAGGACTTAACTTTCATTGGCAAAAATATAGAAATTATACATGGGGTGAACTAGCAGGACAACTTTATATTGTGCAACCAAATGAACTTAATGCCCTTCTGGCTATACCTTATGCAAAATTCATATTAAATCCACGCTAAATAATAAAAAAGTATATTCTAAATGGCAGAATACGGGTCGAGACTTACTAAAAATAGAGTAAAGCCTGGAGGTGATCTAGGTAGTAAGCAGTATTTTTACACAACAGATAAAAAGACGGGAGAAATAACTGTTACCCGTATAGAAAAATCTGCTGACAAACGTTCTGATGTAACTGTAGGAACTATTCCTAGAGGTGGAAAGTTTACTCCATCTACTGATGCAAATTCTGCAGAAAAAACATACTATAATGATAATGTAAAGACAGTAAGGTCTCAAGCACTCCAAGTTGTTAGAAAAGAATGGAACTATCAAAACTTTGACACTCCACCTAACGTATTAATCTACGGTGAAGATGCAGTACCTGATTCTTTTTCTATGCCAGGTTCAGAAGGTTTAATAGAAGCATATTCACCGTCAAAAATTTTTGGAGGAGACCCTAAAGATGCCCTAAGTTTTGGAGATGCTCTAAATTTATCAAAAGCCATATCTGATACTGGTAGTGATCTATTAGGTAAAAAAACAACAAGAAATGATTTTAAAGATAAAGGTACTCTAGTATATCCTGTTGCTCTTAGAACTTCTGAGCAAGATTATCTTAAAATTGATATGCTTAAGTATGCACCTAAGCAAAGAGACTCTAGCAATCTAAGTGGATGGGGAAAAAGAAATTCTAATAGAGAATCTATAGGTACAGTCTTTCTTCCTATTCCTGGAGGAATTAACTCTACTGATACAGTATCATGGGGTGGTGACAAAATGGATCCAGCAGCCACTGCCATGGCTAACATTGCTCTTACTGGAGTCCAGCAAGGTGTAGGTGCAGGGGTTGATGAATTACAAAATTCTTTACAAGCTGCAGTAGGATCAGAAGATACAAGAAAAGCACTCTCTACTGCCATTGCTGGTGCTGCATCAGGAACAGGTGCTCAACTCTTACAAAGAACAGAGGGAGCAATTATCAATCCAAACATGGAATTATTGTTTAAGGATCCTGGACTCAGGGACTTTAACTTTTCATATAAACTTACTCCCAGAAGTGCAAGCGAAGCAAGAGCAGTCATTTCTATTATAAGATTCTTTAAACAAGGAATGTCAGTCCAAAGAAGTGAGTCCAACTTATTTCTTAAAGCACCTCATACATGGAGACTTGCATATAAACATAGAGGTAGAACTCACAAGTACTTGAATAAATTTAAAGAGTGTGCAATGAAATCATTTACAGTAGATTATACCCCCGATGGTAACTATTCAACCTTTGAAGACGGTGTAATGACTGCCTACAATATCACTATGGGATTCGGTGAAATAGAACCAATCTTTAACGATGATTATGGTTCAGGTTTCGATGAAATAGGTTACTAAAATGTCAGATTACTTCAGTCAAGTTCCTAATTTTGAATACGTTAGTCGTCTTCCTGGTGCAAAGATAGGAGACTATGTAACAGTTAAGAACTTATTCAAGAGAGGTGCTATTGAACAAGATATTCTTGATAACCTAGCACTACACACCAAGTATAAAATTAAAGGTGATGATAGACCAGATAATGTTGCTTTTGATTTCTATGGAACCTCTACTTTAGATTGGTTAGTTCTTGCTTCTAATAATGTAGTTAATATACAAACAGAATGGCCACTTTTACAAAATGATTTTGATAGATTTCTCTTGGATAAGTATGGAACTTATGAAAAAATGAATGAAGTTCATCATTATGAAACCCAAGAGATAAAAAACAGTAGTGATGTAGTAATCGTTCCCGAAGGGTTACAATGTGCCTCAGATTATACTGTTACTTATTATGATTACAATACTGAAGCAGAAATAGTAGTTCTGAGTAAAGATTGTACTACAGAAGTAACTAACTATGATTATGAAGCAAAAATAGAAGATGGAAAAAGAAATATCTTCTTACTAAAACCTAGATATCTTAATATAATCCGCAATGATATGGAAGCAGCAATGGAATATAAAAAAGGTTCCACTCAATATGTGAATGGAACCCTTAAACGAGCAGATAATATTAGACTTTATTCTTAATTATTCCTCAGCAAGTTTCTGGAAATAACTTAGTGCATCATCTTCATCTGAACTAGCAGATGCTACAGCAGCAGTTGCTTTACGAGCAGCAAAGTCTGGTTTAGATGATGGATAGTCCGCAGATACTGATCCACGACCTTCACTCTCATCTTCCAACTCTTCATCAAAGACTCGACGAGTAGCAGGTTTTGCACCTAAAACAACATCAAGACGTTTCTTCAAAGCATCATAAGACTTAAATTGATCTGCAGCAGTAAGAGCAGTTAAAGAATACTCTTTGTTCCATAGTGCTTCAAGAGCATCTTCATCCTCAAGAAGTGGAGATACTTCAGCGAACTCTGACTTGTCATAGTTCCAGTAACCATCCTTCTTAACGATCTTCAACTTGAAGTTT